TGATGTAGAAGTAGGCGCTGGAGGTACTGATATGAACGTTGATTTTTACGGTGGTGACTATACAATTGATCTAAATGAACCAGAATTGGGATGAAATGAGTGAACATCTCATATTAGATGTTTACGATGGGTATTTTGAGGACTTAAATAGTCCTAATTTCCTTCGTGACATCTTCACTCGGTCAATTTTGAAAGCGGAGATGGTAATATTGAATGAATATACACATAAATTCAGTCCATGTGGTGTTACATGTCTTTTTGCACTTGCTGAAAGTCATGTTTCTTGTCATACTTGGCCTGAATTGGGTCGTATGAACGCAGATTTCTTCACTTGCGGTGAAAAAGACCCAAGAATTAGCGCTAAATACATTATTAACGCTTTAGAATCGGAAAAATACAGAATTAGAGTCGTAAAAAGATAAAAAAAGCGGTATAAATAAAAACAGTAGACTTTTTGTGTTGAATAGTGGCTTCTAGAGCATTCAAAGATATAAATTTATCCTTCAAACGTCATCCTGTGACGAATGATTTGGTGACAATAAAGAATGAAGATGCTATCAAGAGATCTGTAAAGAACATAATTTTTACAATTCTTGGTGAAAAACCATTTTCACCTAGTTTTGGTTCTTTTGTATCCCAGGCATTGTTTAGTTTAAATACGGAATTTGATTCAATCACTCTTGAAGATGAAATTAAAAACGTTTTGTATCGATTTGAACCAAGAATAGATAATATCTATGTTGCTGTAGCAATTTTAGCAGATACAAATGAAACAAATGCCACAATCAAATATGATATCGTTGGTGAACCTTCACCATCACAAACTGTAGATGTTCTCCTTTTCCCAGCTAGAGTATAATGGCTTTCGGTCAATATGTAAACTTAGATTTTGATCAGATTAAAACTTCAATTAAAGATTATCTGAAATCAAACACAAACTTCACGGATTATGATTTTGAGGGGTCAAACCTTTCAATTATAATCGACGCTTTAGCGTATAATACTTATATTACGTCATATAATACCAATATGGCTGCAAATGAGTGTTTTCTTGACTCTTCTACACTACGAGAGAACGTTGTTGCACTTGCCAGAAACATTGGATACGTTCCAAGATCTCGCAGATCATCTCGAGCAAAGATTTCATTCTATATTAGTGGACTTACTGAAACTGTAACTGCTACAATTCGTGCTGGTGTCATTTGTAACGGTGTTGGAGCTAACACAAATTATATTTTTTCAATTCCAGAGGATATTACAGTCCCTGTATCAAATGGTTCTGCGAGATTTAATAATATCGAAATTTATGAGGGTACATTCCTTAGTCAAAACTTCACAGTTAACACTGCACATACTAATCAACGTTATATTTTAGCAAATTCATCAATTGACACATCTACAATTAGAGTTAAGGTTAAACCATCTGAAAGTTCCTCATCAACTGTAACATATAAACAAATAGATAACATTGTTGGCGTAACATCAACATCCTCTTCTTACTTATTGCAAGAAATTGAAGATGAAAGGTATGAATTAGTATTTGGAGATAACGTAATTGGTAAAAAGTTATCAAATGATAATTATATTACGATTTCTTACATTATAACTGGTGGAAAGAGTGGAAATGGTGCTGCTAACTTTAGTTTTATTGGAAATGTTGTTAATCAAGATGGTGCAACTATCGATGCATCTAATTTTTCCCTAGTTACTACAAATGAAAATTCAAGAGATGGTGATGATATCGAATCAATTTCCTCAATTAAGTATTATGCTCCTCGAATTTACTCGTCTCAGTATCGTGCAGTCACTTCATCTGATTACGAGTCAGTTTTAGGTTATATTTACCCAAATGTTGAATCTGTAACCGCTTTTGGTGGTGAAGAGATGAGTCCGCCTCGTTTTGGTAAAGTTTTCATCTCAGTCAAACCTCGAAATGGTGATTTTTTATCAGATGAAACAAAAAGAGAGTTAGTACAAAGATTAAAGAGTTATGCAGTTGCTGGAATTGTGCCAGAGTTCATTGATTTGAAATATTTGTATGTTGAACTGAATACAACACCATATTATAATCCAAGTTTAAATGATGATCAAGATAATTTGAAAACTGGCATCTCAAATGCTCTTACACAGTATTCAAGATCAATTGACGTTAATAAATTCGGTGGTAGATTCAAATATAGTAAGGCTGTGTCACTAATTGATAGTGTTGACTCATCAATTACATCAAATATCACTCTTGTGACAATTCGACGTAATTTAAAAGCTGTTTTGGGTCAATTTGCTCAATATGAGGTTTGTTATGGTAATCGTTTCCACACTCAAGAGAGTTCATATAATGTAGTTTCAACAGGATTTACAATGGAAGGTATAACAGGCACTGTTTATCTTTCTGACGAAGTAATTAACCGTGAAAAAGGAAGAATATTCTTCTTTACATATACAGAAGGTGGAACTCCAAGTATTGTGAAGAAAAACGCTGGAACTGTCGATTATATGACTGGTGAAATTCTTATAGATACTGTAAATATACTTTCAACAGTGATTGCAGATGGTGTGATTGAAATTCAAGCAATTCCTCATTCAAATGATATTGTTGGTCTTCGTGATTTGTATGTAAAATTTGATATGACAAATACATCAATTAATGTGGTTCAAGACTTAATTGCATCAGGTGAAAATACATCTGGATCAAGATTTGTTCACACCCACAGTTATTATACTCCAACATTCACAAGAAAATCAGAATCTCCAGTTTCAACAGCTGCATCAATTCTTCCATCTACCGCCTCTTCAACGGCAACTACATCCACAAGTAGTGGAACTTATGCAAGTTCATCTACAACAAGTTCTAATACTTCATCATCAACATCATCTAGTTCTAGCAGCGGATATTAATGATAGATACCTCAATACAAAGAGTTCAAGCAAATCAGGTAGTTGCAAATCAATTACCTGAGTTTGTTCAAGCAGAAAGTCCACTTTTTGTGGATTTTATGAAGCAATATTATATTTCGCAAGAATATCAAGGTGGATCAATTAATATTTCTGAAAATATAGATCGTTATAGTAAATTACAAACATATGTTGGTGCTGCACTCACAGAGTACACTGGATTATCCACAGATACTAAATCCTTTTCCTCTACAATTTTTGTAGATTCAACAAAAGGTTATCCAAGTAAATATGGATTATTAAAAATTGATGATGAAATTATTACATACACTGGAATTGGTACAACTTCTTTCACAGGATGTATTCGTGGTTTTAGTGGAGTTGATGGTATGGATCAACCTACAAAACCTGATTTATTATCATTTAATACAAGTGTAGGTGCTTCACATACTGGTGGTACAAAAGTTCATAATCTATCCAATCTTTTCATTCGTGAATTTTTTAATAAACTTAAAACAACTTATGCAAGTGGATTTGAAAATCGTAAATTAGATAGTGATTTAGATCAAGTTAAGTTTATTCGTCAGATTAAAGATTTTTATAGAACAAAGGGAACAGAAGAATCATATAAAATTTTATTTCGAGCATTATATGGTGAAGAAGTCAATATTATCAAACCAGCAGAGTTTTTAATTAAACCATCTGATGCTGATTATGGATTTGCACAAGATTTTGTAGCAAAATCAATTACAGGCGACCCTCGTAATTTAAAAGGAGCGACACTCTTTCAAGATGCTGATGGAGACGATGATAATATTCGTGGAGCCTCAGGTGCAATATCAGATGTTAAAGATTTTATGTATGGTGGAGAACACTATTATCAGATAAGTGTATCGAAAGATTCAATTGATGGTAATTTTATAGTTCCAGGCAGAACTCGAATTGTTGATTCAGTGTCAGTTGGGTCAACAATAATTACTGTTGATACTACAGTTGGATTCCCTACAAGTGGTTCTTTATCCGTACCTACAGCGAGTATTGCTGGTGTTGTAACTTATACAGGTAAAACTTCAAATCAATTTGTTGGAGTAGAAACATCTCTTGATACTTTAAGTATTGGTGATGATGTTAGATATAATAATGTCGCATATGGATACTCATTTGCAAATAATACAAAGAAAATTGAAGTTTTAATTACTGGTGTTTTAAAAGATTTTCCAATACCTGATAATACTTTTTATTTTAATAAAGGTGATAAAGTTAAAGTTGGAACATTTGGTTATTACAAAAGTTCAGAAGATGGTAATTTTGGATCATTCGTTTACAATACTGCTGTTAAATTTACTCCAAAAACAGTTGTAAGACAATCAAGTAGTAGTTTTAATATCACCACTCTTTCTGATCATGGATTTTTAGAAGAAGATTCTATTGAAGTTTTAGATGGTCAATCTACTTTAGTTGCTGTTGGTCGTGTTTTAAGTGTTGTTAGTAGTTCATCACTTGTTTTAGGTGATTTGCCTGGCGTTGGTGTAAACAATTTTGCTTTTATAAGAAGAAGACTAAAAAGAGGAAATAGTACTCTTCATGATAATATTACAAAATACACTTCCGACGTTCAAATTGTATTTGAACATGATAGTGACAATGCACTCG